GCGAATGTCTTTTTGTGAGAGAGATGTTCGGTCTTCTGCGTTCTCACCGGCGACTAGATAAGCTTGTGGGATCTTGATGGCGGAAAATAGCTTTTCACGAAGGTATTTCACGTCTTCGATCTGTGAAGTGAACTGGCCTCCTGCTAGTGTCTCGATCTTTGTTCCTTGTTGACCGCCTCGAACTGGAATGTAATAATCTTCCTCTACAGACATTGGGTTATAGCGAAGATCTGCTCTTCCGCTGTCTGCATCAACGATTTGGTTTCGTTTGAGGGTGGTCATAACCTCTTGCATGTATGTGCTTACGTCCTGTGGGGCTACAGCGCCAACATCAACATAAAACACTCGGCGTTCGGGCGCTCTTACGATACGATAGGACATCATTGCGTCTTCTACAAGCGTTAGTTGCCTCCAGATACGACGAGACCCCTCAAGAACAGAGGTTCCATAGGGGTTATACTTATTATTTCCTAAAATACGGAAGTGAGCTATCTGCCAGTCCTCAAAGGTCAAGCCACCGGAGTTCCACTGAAACTGTAAATAGTTTGGGTTGTTTTCATCTTGCCCTTCTAGCCTTTCTAGTTCGCTGAGAGGCATAGCAACAACATTTTGGATGCCTAGTTTCTCATCAACGTCCAAATAAAGGAAAAAGTCTCCATACTTACAAAGAGTTCTTGCCCATCCGTAAAGGTTGAGGTCTACATTGAGAACATCGTAAAACAAGATCTGTAATGCCGTCTTGATTTCTTGGTTTGGACAGTCAATCGTAAGCATTTTACGAATGTCTGTTGAGGTAGTCATCTCATCAGCATAAATATCAAGCGCAGAGTTTAGTTCTGGCATGTACTCCATCTGATCGAAGTCAATATATCGATCGTTCCGGTTCTGATTGAGCATAAAGTCGCCGTAAAACGAGTAGTTCTTCTCGTAATCGGCTTTCTTGAACTCTTTTCCTGATGCGGAGGTCCAGTTAAATTTATCAAGTTCCTTTCGGCGGTATTTTCTTGCATGCTCGTGTCGATAGTTGACGATTGGGCCTGAGAAAAGCCGTGTAAGCGCCTTGTAAAGCGGGTTATCCGGGTTTCTTGTGTTCTCTGAACTTCTTTTAGGTATGATTGTTTTTTTATATGCCATTTTTTAGCCCTTGTATAGCCAAGAATATTGTTGCTGTTGTTTTTTTGCTTCGCTTGCTTGTCCTGATTTCATAACTGGTAAGTGGCCAATCATTCCAGGGATAGTTGTATTTAGTTCTCTTTTAGCTGTAAAGAATGCGTTCATCATTTTTTCTGATTTTTCTCGGTCATAAGCGCTTTCTTCGTATACGGCGTCTCTAATCCAGCAAGCAATCGCAAAAGACATTACCAAGTCATCGTGCTTTGATCTCATTGCTTGAGGTCGGCCATTTTTCCAGACGAAAGTTTTAAATTCTCCAAATAATCTTTTAGACCTTGTTATAACTAGTTGGTTGCGAATCATTTCTTCCATTTTGGCGATGATTAATGGCCTTGTCTTAGAAGAAGTGGTAAAGCCGGGTGTTGCGCCGGTAATGTTTTCTGCTATTAAAGGATCAATATATTCATCTCCCTTAGAATAATATAAGTTATTATACCTTAGATCTTTCAACTTGTCAATAAGCATAAACCCAATATTATTACTTTCTACAACAACCAAACACGTGCCGTATCTTGTTGCGGCCTGATGTACCATATTAGCATACATATCTATGGCGACTTTTCCTTGGTATTCCGCAACTATTTCATTTGTGGTAATGTTCCAAACGTGAAAAGCAGAATAGTCTTCACCGTCACCCCTAGCAACGTCAACAGCCATAAAGTATTTTGATGCGGGATCGTATTCTTGCCAAATCCAAAGGTTTCTATCAAAGCCGTCTCTGTACAAGGGTTCTTGGGTTTGCTCAAATACCCATTCTAAGTATTCGGCATCAATAACAGTCTCGCCTGAAGATAGGAAGGAGCATTCTAACTCCTGTGCTATCTCCTTTTTGGTCATGTTTCTTGTTTCTTTTTTAAACCACTCTTCATCACGATCCGGGTGAAGGTGCCATGGCAAGCTTGTTGGGTGGAAGTCGTTTAGGCCGGCATCGGCGTCGGAATACATACGGTAAAACCAGTTGCCAATCCCGTTTGGTGTTGACAAGGCAATACAGCGGCCGCCGGTTGATAGTGTTGGGTACAAGCCTTTCCAAAGCTCGTCCAAGCCATCAACGTGAGCAGCCTCATCTACCACTAGGAGTGATAGTGCTTCTGAACGGCCAGCATCTCCTGATGTAGAAGAAGCCTTTATCTGTGAGCCGTTCGTTAACTCAAATGAGTTTCTGTTGTCTATCGATATATCAGCTATTTGCAACCAAGGTGGTAAGTTCTTTATCATGAACTTAACTTTCTTAACCAGGTTGCCGGCTGTTGAGAGTTTGGTCGCAACAACAAGAATGTTCTTTTCCCTGTGGAAGAGAATAAGCCACGCAGAGTATGCTGCGGTTATTGTTGAGATGCCAAGCTGACGTCCTTTCAAGATTATGTTGAAGCGGTAAGCGTTATAATCTTGAAGAAGGTCTTTCTGGAAGGGGTAGGTCCTAAATGGTATAGGGCCTTGTTCGGGGTGAGAGATGCGAACATAGTTCTCAATAAAGTAATTGGGATCTTTGCCGCACCTAACAATCTCTTTTATTACTTGCTCTTTATTAAGCACACTAGTTATAGATTCCTAGCGCCCTTAGCGAAGCGTCGGTAAGTCTCCATCAACTTGTCTTGTGCTGGAATGGGAGGGTTCTCATCTATTCCTTTCATTCCGTTAATTTTGTACTTCTTGATCGCATTCGCAAAAACTCGCACATTTGACGTTGACTGAACAAGTACATCAACTTCGCCTTCTGCGCCAAGACTAACACGCTTTCCAAGTATCTGGCTAGCTCGATTGGTTAGGTATTTGGCGATGTCGGCCATAACTCTTTCCATTTCTTCCTCAAACCCGCCACCATAAACTTCTTTAAGTTTGATGTCTGTTTGATAAGTGATTGTAAGAATGTCGCCGGCAGTCCGAATGTTAAATCCGTCCATGTGGCGGCTATCTTTGATGGGATCACCTTCTTCACGGCGAAGACCAATCTTAAGTGGGTCGCCGTTGGCGTCGGTGCCGCCATCATAAGCTAGGGCGGCGGCTTGTGCTAGTGCTTGGACTGGTGTCATTTGTTATTCTCCCGGAGTGTGCTTGTGTTTATTAATCTTATTTACAAGAGTTTTAATGAACTCAGGATCATCGAGCATTGCTTCCATAGAAGGCATTTCTTTCATTTGTTTTTTAATCGCACTTTTTATTCTTGGAAGGAAAGTTGTATTGAACAATTTACCTGATGCAACTTTAGCACGTATGTTATTTACAAAAGCTTCGTTGCCCACTAAGCTGTCTCCAACTTCTTCTGGAGTGTCGTCTAAGGTATCAAATCTATTCAAAATTGATTGTATTGCCTTATCTTGCTCGGCGGAGGCAGCTGCAATCTGTTTATCTGTGGCGATGTCATTATCATTTGCCCATTTCAGAACACGCTCAAAGTCTTTCTGAGAGGATTTTGTGTCCATCTTGGCAGCGTCGGATGAGGCATCTGCAATCGCAGCGCTATAAGCTTTCTTTTGGCCTTTGTTGAGACCGGCAGCTGAATCCATTGCGCCAATCTCGCCGGCACGATCATCCATAGCAACCTTGGGGTCGTAGTCCGGATCAGCGGATGCTCTGCCTTTCCCTTTAGAGAAAAAACGTTTTAAGCCGGCAGGCTTTGGGCTGCCGGTCGATTTGCCCGTGCGGAATTCTTCCAAGTTTTCCAACTCTTCCTTTATTATCTCAACTAGTTTTTCTTTTGTGATTCTCATCTGGTCTCCATCCTTCTTTCCATCTTTCTTCTCTTCCTTCAATCCACTGAATATAACATTTAAAACAAGAATCCCATTTGGTTTTACAAGTTTCGTCTCTCAGGGTCTTGATCTGTGAAGAGCAAGTGGGACATTTAGTTTTACTTTCTTTACTAAGTAGTCTCTTTGTAATAAAAAATCCTTTTTGTTCTTCTAAAGTCTCGGAGTCATTAGATTGGATTTTTTGAGCCAACTCTTTTCGCTGTTCTTTATAATCTTTTTCTTTTTCCTCGTCCCATCCGCTTTGAGGTGTCTTGATTGCTTCTTCACCCCATCGCTCTTTGATTGCTTTTTCTAGTTTTGCTATTTCGTTTAGTTTTTTTTCATCAAGTGGGAGCATTGTATACCTTTTGTTTAGCAATAAATACGATTTCTTTTAAGTTTGGAGTTGTTTCCATACTATCTAGATCTTTTATAGAACACCATTTATAATCTGTGTGTTCTTTTCCGTCTAAATGGATCTTACCTGAAAACTTGTTTGTTGTAAAGAAATAAACTCTATTCTTTTTTATAACGTTAGTATCAATAAGGTTTTTTGGATCTATTATCAGATTTGATTCTTCTTTTACTTCTCGGCAAGCTCCATCTTTTATGTCTTCGCCAACGTGAACGTGACCACCAACTGAGCACCATGCTCCCGGCATCCAAGGATCGTTGGGGCTTCTTTTCAGCGAAAGGAAATGATCTTTGTCCTTGAAGATAATAACGTGACCTGAGAACTTAGAGTCTTTTTTCATTTTATTTATTTTGATCTTGATCATTGGGACAAGGACATCATTAGGTCATGGGAGTCAGATCTATACTGAGCCAATTGATCAATGTATCCTTGTTTGCGAAGAATCTTGAAAGCAATGTTTTCTGGTGAGTAAGCGCCCTCTCGTTGAAGGCCGGCTTTTCTCATTCTTTTGAGTTTTGCGAAGATGCGTACGGCTTGTCGTTTTGCCTCAACAAACTTTTCTTGGCTCATCAACTCTCGGACCAAGCCTATTTGATGCATAATCAAGTGCGCTTTCTTCATCGCAGAGTCATAATCAAAGTCTCGGTCTTCTTTTCTTGGGCTTTTGATCCACTGATCTTTGGTTATTGAGTATACAGGGCGGTCTTCATCGTCGTATGCTTCGTCAACGTCCTCAATGTAGATCTCAACTTCGTGGCCAAAGATGGTTATGTTATGTTGCTCATTCCACACCAATCTACGAGAATTAAAAAGATCACGAACCAAGTCAATGTCTTGATTAACTTTGGAAAAATTGACCACAATGTGTAAGTCAACATCAGAATCAGGATGATAGTTGTACCCGGCCAATGAGCCAGTGAAGTAAATGTCTTCCACAGCGTCTGGGTCAATGTTGTGATCTCGAAGGAATGCATTTGCTATTCTTTTTAGTTTAAGTTTGACTTCTAGTTTTAGGTGGCCGTCTTCATTCCAAACTTTGGATGATAAGCCGTCGTGTTGTTTGAAGGCTTCTTTGGACAAGACTGCCTTTCTTATTTCTTCTTTTTGTAGAGAGCGTTTATTTTTTTGCTCTTGCTGCAAAACGCTTCTTTCTCTTTCTGCAGACTCAAATATTTTCCAAAACTGCTGGAACATTTATTATCCTCTCTTTGCCTTGTTTATTTCTATGGCGGCAAGTTGTTTTTTGGCTGCTTTCTTGGTTTTGTGTGTTCCAAGGCGATCACCGCCTTTCTTTGGATAAACAACATACTCATCATCAACTTTTTTTATTGTTTCATCAACAAGTTTTTAGTTATTTCTTCTATAACGTCTTTGATGCTCATCTTCTTCTCCTGAAAGGCCGATACGTAATAGTCAAGCCGCCAATAACAGATTGGTTTGTTATATCATAAGTAGTATTCACACTATAATCAAGTGTTCTTGTCTCTAGGTGAAGGGCTGGGCCAACTGCAAAAGTGCCTAAGCCGGCGTTTACAGCAATGCCCACTCCAAACCTTTCATACCAACGCTCTCTTAGACGTCTGCTATTCACGATAAGCTCGCCTATCTCTATTTCCAACCGGTTTGTTTGTTCGGCTGCAATGGCGCTCCATCCTCCATCTGGTCCTTGATTTAGTGCTAAGTCTAATACAAAAGGACTAAGTTGGGATAAGGATAGTTCTGCGTGCGGAGGGTTGCTTTCCGTAAAACCCAAAACCCTATAACCTGAGTTTTCTAAGTCAAAGTCAACTCTTAGGTTTGGTATGCCCTCAGTTTCTTCTGTTATTGTTGTGTTTGTTGTTTCTTCATCGCAACGATACTCTATAACAGTTGTGGTCGCAGTAGAGTCTTCATCATTACTAGTAAACTCAATCTTTTCTCTTAGTGTGGCATTTACTTGAGTTAGAAAAACCAACTTTCCTTCTAGTTCCTTGGCTGCGTCGTCAAGTCTGGTATTTTCTCCTAGAAGGTTGGCTATTTGTCTTTCTTTAAAGGATAGATCTTGTGCTAATCTAAACTCTACACCTTCCAAGATCTCGATTGATCCTTGGGCGGCAGCAAGGTCATTTTGTAGTTCGTTGATAAGGCTCTGGTTTTGCTTCTTGTTGAAGATTGAGCCAGCGGCCACCCCAAAGACGATCAAAAGAAGGGCAACTAAAAATATATCCTTAATGCCAAAGTCCATTTATTACGAGCGAAGTTTTGCTACCGCATCAACAGCAGCTTGTGAGCCGATAAAGATGGCAGTGATCGTAACCCAATCTGTGGATGTAAGGTCAGCAAAGGCTAAAAGCCCGGTTGCTGTGATCCAAGCAAGAAACTTTCTGCTTATAGCCTTTTCTACAACTCTGTCTAGAAATCCCTTTTCAGTATTAACTGGTATACAGCTACAATTTTTACATGCCATTACTATTTCTCCTTTGTTACTATAAATAGTTAGACATTTACAAAAGCGTATCCCTCCTTCTTCTGGATTATTACTTCATCATCAACAATGTCTTTAAGAGAATCTAGGTGAGAAATAAGGAATACTGTTTCAAAATTTTCACGATACATTTGAAGGATCTTGATAAAGCCATCCATGTTCTCGGCGTCGAGCGCTGTTGCTGGTTCATCCAACACAGCAAAGTTTGGAATGGGCAAGGAAGAAACATTTAGAAGCCCTAAGCGAATAGCTGTTGCGGCAATAGTCTTTTCTGCTCCTGATCCTAATTCGATTGGTCTTGCGTCAAACTTTGAGTGCTTGATAAAGATGTTTAGTTTGTTTCCGTCTTCCTCAAAGAATACTTGGAAATCAACAACATCAGAAAGCACCTTCTCGATCTCTTCATTGATAACTGGAAGCATTTTCTTTGTTACGTCATAAGGGATCCCGTTTGGATGAACACAACGCATAAAATAAACAAATGTAGAATAATCTTCTCTTGCTTTTTTGAGCTTTGCTTTTGTTTGATTTGCTAAGTCAATCCTTGCTTTTGCTCCTGCTTCATCTCCAAGAAGCTCTAAAAGGTCATCGTTGCAACTATCACAGTCACTCTGGGTGTTCTTGATTGTTCTAGATGTAACAGTTAGTTGCTCTTTGAGTTTTAAGATCTTTTTGATCTCTGCTTCGTTCTTCTCGTATGTTTCCTTCTTGGCCAAAAGGGCGGTCAAGGACATTTGAGCCATTTTTAGCTCCATTTCCTTGTTCTTGAGGCGGTTTTCGGTGTCTTCTTTGGCTGCTACAATGTTATCATACTCGTCTAGAAGATCGTTGGCCTCATCAATGTTGAGTTTCTTGATTTCATTTTCACGCTCCTCTACATTGTCTTCCAAACCTTTGATTGCTTGCTCGACAACATCAAAAGAGCCGACTGCTTCGTGGGCATCTTTGATGAAGCGGCAAGTGGGAAACTGATCGCCGCAAGGAACAGAAGAAAGTAGCCTTTGTTTGTCCTCTATGTCGGCCTTCTCCCGCTTTCTTTCTTTTAGCGCTACTGCGAGGTCTGTAAGTTGTTTGAGTGTCTCAGAATGGACCTCCTTGCGTCCTAAGACCCTTTCTAGATCAAAGTCCTGAATAAAAGTCTCACACTGCTCAATACGAACTGAGATTTCTTTTATTTCATCCTCTAAGGTTGTTTTTTTAGATTCTAAGTTTTTGATCTCGTTCAAAACACTTTCAATGTCAATGTCGATCTCTTTCTGGGAATCTACTTGGTGCTGGATCTTACTCTTTTCTTGTTTGAGGCCATCTAAAATAACGTTTAGTTCATTACAATGAAGTTTTACAGACAAGATCTTTTCTTTGAGCGTCTCAAGTTCTGCTTGTTCTTCCTCAATCTGAGCATCATAGTCAACACCTTCTAGTCCCTTTACCAAGGCACGCTTATCTTGTGAGATTTCTTTTGCTTTCTTGAACTTTTTATCTAAGATCTCAAGGTCAAGGAACTTTGCGAGGATTTCTTTGCGCTTTGTTGTACCTTCATTGATAAAGTTTAGTGAGTTCATCTGGGAAATCATTGACGTTAGTAGAAAGTCGTCTAGTGTTCCAAGATAGCGGCGAATGTTTGCGTCGGTTCCGTTTCTTGTCTGTCCGTTTAGGCATTCGGTTTCACCGGTGACCGGATCAAACACAGAAAAGGTTAGATCTGTCTTTGCCTCAATACTTGCTTTACCGTGTAAGCGCTTGATATATTTCTTTCCCTCACGCTTGATAGTAAAAACCTTGTCTCCAATAGAAAACTGAACCTCTCCTGTGGCGTGTTCTTTATTTTGGTTGATCAAATCAACATTCTTACGCACCGACTTTGAGCTAGAATTGAAAATAGCATATAGAATACTATCAACAATAGAAGACTTTCCTGAATAGTTCTTACCAAAGATACCAATAATACCATTTAGTTTCGCAAAGTCAATTGAGTTGTCTTCTCCATAGTTAAAAAGGTTATCAAACTTAAATTTGTCTAGATTCCAATGAATGTTTCGCTTTGTTTCCTCGTCTTCGTTGATAAGAGTCGAGATTTGCTTATTTAGGGCGAAAACTTGTGCTAGTTGCTCTTTATCTAACTCATAATCCGCAAGATACTCTTCCATTAGTTTTTCTTGGACCTTGGCATCACGCATGTTCATTCTTTCTGCGTGTGCGGAGGTGGCTGACCCACGAGCGCCCGAAAACCGGTTGAGAAAAGCAACCGATTCAGGCTTAAACTTGGTTCTTACCACATCGGCAGCCTTTTTCAGGGTTGAGATCGGGTGATTGTGCTCTGAGATAAGACGGACTCGGGCGCCTGATGGGATACTAGTGCCTCTTGGCAGTCTTCCGGTCTTTGTAAGCTTGATTGTGATGAAAGGCTTAGGGTTAGAGACGGGAATATGCTTACAGGTAAAATTTTCTTTGTCTTTAATGTCCCAAACAAGGAAGCCTTTGTCGTTTGACTCTCCAAAGTTCTGCTGGATTGTAGATCCTGGGTATCGGAAGCGTCCGTGGTCGTCTAATAGTTGGTTTGTCTTGTGAATGTCCCCAAAAAAGCCGTAATCAAAGTTCTCAAACGTTTCTAGGTTCACTTCACCCTCTAGAACCCATCCAATATCTGTTTCAGACCCTCGAACAGCGCCGTGGTGTAGGGCAATGTTGATAAAGTCCTGATCGGGCTCAAGATTCCAGTTGGCTTGGTCATCAAAAACGCACATAGCGTGTAAAACAAACTTTTCTGAGAGGTTTACTTGCTCATAACCCTTGAAAAGATGTAGATCCGGGTGTTTTAGGTTCTGAACAATAGGGGTTAGGGCATCTTGGCGTGCTGAGTTCTTTAGATTTCCATCGTGATTGCCCAAAAGAACATAAGTTGGCGCAATGTCAGCCAAGTTTGATAGGAAGTCTGATGCTAACTCAACAAATTCGGGTGAAATCTGGGTCTTTGTGTGTGCGATGTCCCCTGTGTGAATAATAAAGTCGACATTTTCTTCTTTTAAAGTTTTATAAAGTTGTGAAAATACTTGTCGATACTCTTTTTGGTATTTATAGTTTCGGATGTGTGTGTCTGAGATTTGTGCAAAACGCATTAAATCGCCTCCAATAAGTTTCTTGCTGTTAATTCGAATAAATCCTGTTGTAGGATAGGTGCTGCTTTTTTCTTTCGCAGTGAAAATTCGTTTTTGGGCATTTCTCCCAAGTCATTAAAGCCGGATAAGTCAACCTTAAAGACTTCTACCTCGAAATCAAGTAGAAGTTTCATAATCTTTAGTTCTTTTTCGTATGCATCTGGATCTAAGGCCAGATACACCGTGCTGTCGTTCTCAATAAGTTTGCGAAGCAGCAACGAGTTCTCGGTCATTGTAGAACCAAGGAGAGGGACTGAGTTAGGGCCGGAGACAATAGCGTCAAAAACACCTTCTGTAATCACAATGTCTTGGTCCCAATCGATAAAGAGTTCGTTAAATACAATGTTGCGGCTGGCTTTTGGGTTTTTATAAGCCGGCCATACGCTTTTATCAAAGGCCCTGGTAATAAAATAGTTTGGTGAGCCACTATCCCCAAAGGATGGAACAACCAAGCGGTCTTTATAGATGCCCTTCTCACAAAAACCAACCTTCCAATAAGCAAGATCAAAATCAGTCAAGCCTCTGGAGCGTAGATAGTTGAGTGGTCGTCGCAAAGTTAGAGGTATTTCTCTTTTATGAAGCGCTTGGTACTCCTTTGGAAGCTGAACCACTTGCTGTTCTTCTTCATCTGAAAACTCAAATAAAAGCTTTTCGTCAAATTCAGAAAAGTCAATCTTTCTTGAGAACCGATCCCATTCTTTTAGAAGCGACCAGTTACCAAATTTCTTGACCAAACGACGAATGTTTCGCCCTGATGCGTCGCATACCCAACACTTATATACATTTTTTTCAACATTTAGTGAAAGCTTTGGTTTGTGGTGGTTACAAAAAGGGCAGTGAAATAAAAATTCACCGCCCGACCTGTAAGAATGTCCTAACGCTTGTTTTATAATGTTTAGTTTTTCTCGTCCGTGCATAGTTGTAGTCCCGCCCTGGCAATGATAAGTGAATCAGCCCGATCGAAAGTGTCGGGCTTGGGATTGCCATGTCTTGTATACTCTACCACGAATGAGGGCTCCGTGTCAAGCAAATGTTGCAAGACTTGTTTTTTTGCCGGTGTCCCCTTGGTTATTTTGATGCCGGCAAGTTTTCGAGCCGAGGTTGCGGCAATGTATCCTGGCTCTAGGGACCATTCTTTATAAGCAAGCCAAGAGACAACGCCATTAAAACGAGAGAGAGTAGAAAGAGTTGCAGCTGAGCTAAATCCCGACCGAAAAGATTGTAAAGATTGCTCAATAAAAATCTTATCTGGTTCTTGAGAAAGACTTTTAAAATACTCAGCAACTTTTTCACTCTTTAAAAAGAAGTTCTTATACTTACGAAGATCTATAGAATCATTTAAAATAATGTTATTATTATAATCTAATAACGTTATACCTGTTATACTAGTACTTATATCTAAACCTAAAATCATATAATGATCTTATCATATATTTTATTAGATGTCAAGCTTTAATTTAAAAGTTATATCTCTAGATTCAGTTTTCTTTACAGGCCTGGCTAAAGAAGCAATTGCAATAAGGTTTTTATCTTCATCGTACAAGCCTATTTTAGATATATAAGTTGTTTTCTCAAATGGGACTGCTGGATCTTGATAAGATGCTGATGTTATATTTTTTATTATTCTTACTGGCTCTTTAAAGCTTTCTGTGGATCCATTATACTCAATAGGTTTGTGACTATCTTTTGTATAGAATGTTGGGTTCTCAGATTGGTTTAGTTCTCCACGAGGAGCTGTGCAAAACATTAGCTTTGTATTGACTTCGCTGGTAGACTCAAAATGAAGATGGAAAGAAGAAGATGGCAGTGCGGCTGTGTATTCAATGTTTCCTTGAATTCCAGCTGTGTAATAATACCACTTAAATGGTTCTTCGGTGCCTATAGACTGGTCATAATTATCAATGTTGTCGGTTGTAACATCCCAAGATCCAGTAAGCAAGATAGCGCCCATGTCTCTTAGTACCACACCAGCAACTGAACCGGTGTTTGTGTCTATTGGTAGAGTTTGGACCAACTCTCCCTTAGCGTTTGCTTCCAAGCGTCCTGTGAGCGTTCCAGTGACATAAAAGTCTAGTTTCAGAGTATCCGCCTTCATTCCTGAACCAAAGAAGATGGAAGGGACATCAATAAGCGCTATATCCTGTGTGCTCTTATCTCCAAGTGATGAAGAATACGCAAAGTGGTTAGAATAAAGCCTGCGTCTGTTTAGAGTGTTTTTTAAAGATACTATTTCTCTTCTTGTTGATCCCGTATAAAAGTTTCTTGTAATGCTAGCAGAAAGAGGATAGGATCCTGAAATAACATCTCCATAGGAAAATGCATTATAAGATGCTTCACTAACAGTGCTCATATTGTTCAAAGAGGCGCCTTTAACAACAAAAGGGTAAATCAAGTTATCGTTAGCACGATCAACATTCATCTCGTAAAGGGAAATGAAGCCGGATGGAACACCATTTATTGTTGAGCCAAGCGAGGCAGCGCTGTTTGGCGCTCCGTTATAATAAACAGTTCTATCGTTAACAAAAAATGAGCACGATGGGTTGACCACCCGAAGTTGGTCGACCACATCGTTTTGCTTGAACTGATAGAACTTCATTTTAGTAGTCTAGTCTGACTCGTAATGTAAGCTCGTTTGTTGGATCTTTTTTGAGTGGCTCTGAAAGCTTTGCGGTAGCTAAAAGAACATTGTCTGATGAGTATAGACCAATGGAAGTAATATAAGACGCAGGAGTGTCTGTTCTAGCGTTCTTAATGACAACTTGTGAGCCAGATAGGTATGTTGGGTTTGAGGAATAATTAAACTCGTTGGAACCGGCACGGCAGAAGTAGATACTTGAGTTGAGTTCCGTTGTGTTGTTAAATTGAACGTTCTTAAGTCTGTGCCTAAAGCCATCAGTTGAGCCAGATATTGATGAGCCAGTTAAAACTGCAGTAATGTCTTCATCGTCAGCATTAAAGCCGGCCGGCTGAGCATAAAGGTTAAAGACACTGGCTGTTAAAACAGCAATTCCCGCTTGATAATAAACGTGGCCAATTGGGGTGCCTGTGCCGGCTGAGTTGGTGTATAGTAATCCGTACTCTCCAGCTGGCGAATTAACTTTATAGTCAGTTTGAGCGCCAGCATCGTATACAGTGCTAGGCGCCAGCAAACTAGTGTAAGCACCGCTCAAAAAAGCAGTCATTTGGAATGAGCCTTTTTTAATCTCATCTTTCACAAGTAGACGTGAGAAGGGAAAAAAGAAACATTCTCGCATTTTAGCTCCGCCGCCTGATATATCACCGTCCTGATCAAAATCTTGAATTGAGCCAGTAACATCAGGCTGAACTAAAACTTTTGCAAATTGATTATAAATATTTATCTTCTTGGCGTTCTGGGTATTAGCAGCGCCAGATAATGATGAATTTGCAGAGTAACCAACAGTTATATCAAATATATGATTTGCTGAAGAGCTTAGATAGGGATAATCGTAAACAGACTGAAACATGCCGTGAGCATAGTTTTTGATATTGTTGTCAGAATAAGTTCCTGATACAATTGTGCCAGTAATTGGAAT